GTTGATGCTGTCACCGGCACGGGCGATGCTGTTGCGCCTGCCCTGACGCTCGACGCGCCTATCGCAGCGGGCGACGGTGCATATACGGTTGCCGGTGTCACTGGCACCGCCGAGGCTACCGCACCTGCGATCACACTCGACACTCCGGTCGCAGCCGCGTCTGGCGAGTTTGTCGTTTCCGGTGTCACCGGCACAGGCGCGGCGGTAGCGCCGAACCTGACGCTTGACGCGCCGACCGCATCAGCCTCGGGCACGTTTGGCGCTGCCGTTACCGGCACTGCCGAAGCCATCGCTCCGGCTCTGACGCTCGACGCTCCGGTGGCCTCGGCCGCAGGGGACTATTCCGTCGATCCTGTCACCGGCACAGGCGCGGCGGTTGCGCCGAACCTGACCCTCGACAATCCGGCGGCGGCAGCGTCTGGCGAGTTCGTCGTCTCTGGCGTTACAGGCACCGGCAGCGCAGTTGCGCCGAACCTCACGCTCGACGCGCCTGTTGCCAGCGCAAGTGGTGCTTTTGTCGCAGCGGGCGTCACCGGCACCGCCGAGGCCACGGCCCCCGCGCTGACGCTATCCGCCACGGCTGACGGCGCGGCAGCACATATCGCGCCGGTCAGCGGCACGGCTGCTGCTGTCGCCCCTGCCCTGACACTCGACGCTCCGGTTGCATCCGCGTCCGGTGAGTATGTCGTCGCTGGCGTCACTGGCACTGGTGCAGCCGTTGCCCCCGCGCTGTCTCTATCGCAGCCGGTCGCAGCGGGCGACGGTGCATATGCGGCCCAGCCTGTCGATGGTTCCGGCGCGGCGGTCGCTCCTGCCTTGACGCTGGTCGCAACGGCAAACGCGCTTGGCAGCTATAGCGATTTTGTCGTCTTCGCTCCGAGCCTCACCTTCACTGTCGAACCTGAGCAGACCGTCATGAGTGTCGAACCTGAGCAGACCGTTTTCATCGTCACAAAAGAGGCCGCTTGAGCGATCGGCTCGGAAAAGGTATGCGTGTTTTGAAATAAGGGCGACGATCATGAGTTTCACATTCACCGCACCGACAAAAGATCCGAGCGCCGTGCTGCGTTACGGGATGAATTGGACGCCTTGGCTCAACGCCGGCGAAACGATTCAAGCCGGCCCTACGGTGGTTTCCAACAAGCCAGATATTCTGGTGGTTGATCAACTAGCATTAGAATCCAGCGTTGTCTCATGGCGCGCTGCTGGTGGGCTGAATAACAAGGAATATTTGGTTACGGTGACAGTCGTTACCAACCAAGGTCGGACGGATCAGCGCACGGTGAAAATCCCCGTCACGAATCGTTGACACTCAGCCCTGCCATGCGGTAAGTGTTACTGGGAAATCAACCGAAGGAAAACCCATGCACATTCGTAAGCACATGCTTCTGACGACCGCTCTCTGTGCCATCGCTTTTGAGAACAAGGCCGGTTGGAAGACCGACGCGTCCGGTAACATCGAAGTCGATGGGTCGGGCAATCCGATTCTGCTCGACGACAATGGTAAGGAAACGGCTGTCGGCAGCGGCTACATCCAGCGCATTAACAGCGAGAGTGCGGCGCACCGGCGTGAGGCCAAGGAAGCCAAGGACAAACTGGCGAAGTTCGGTGATCTCGACCCTGATGCAGCCCGTACCGCGATCGAGAAGACCAAGGATATTAACTTCGACGACTTGGTAAACAAGGGTGAGGTCGATAAGATCAAGACGGCGGTCACTTCGCAGTTCGAGCAGCTGCTTGCCGAACGTGATGCGAAGCTGACCGCCGCAGAAGCCCGCGCCAACGACCTGATGCGGAAGAACGCTTTCAGCACGTCCAAGTTTCTTAACGAGCGTCTGGCTGTGCCGCGTGACTTTGTCGAAGCTGCGTTCCAGAACAACTTCAAGATCGAAGACGGTCAACTTGTGCCGGTCAAGTCGAACGGTGACACTGTCTACAACAGCCGGGGCGAAGTCGCATCGGTCGACGAAGCGTTCGAGATGTTTATCAGCGAGCGCACCGACAAGGACAAGCTGCTTCTGGCACCGACGCAGGGCGGCACAGGTTCCGGTGGCGCTGGTGGTAATCGCGGCGGTAGCAACCTGATGAAGCGCGCCGAGTTCGACAACCTCAACCAGAACGACAAGGCGATCATCGGCCAGAAGGTCGCGAAGGGTGAAATGCGGATCGTCGACTAGCAGTGACGCGGTGTGGCGCAGATGGTAGCGCGCTCGACTCATAATCGAGAGGTCGTCGGTTCAACTCCGACCACCGCAACCAAATCCTCGCGTGTCTTGGGGCTGCGCGAGTTGATCCAATGCACCGGATGGGACTCGTCACCCACTCCGGTGCATTGTTGTTTGACAGGTGGTAAAGTCGAATATATGGTGCGCTTCAGTGGCAGATCGAGATGATCGCACTCCGAGCCGCAGTTCGAGATGAACGGGCCTCAAACCCCACATCTTTAACCACGAGGTTCACCATGTCCAACATGAAGCAGATTCTGCTCGCGCGCACCGCACCGATGATCGGTCACATGCCCGCGTATAACAACACCCTCACCGCGATCGTCGGTGACATCTACACGGCGATGGACGTCGTGTCGCGCGAACTGGTGGGTTACATCCCGTCCGTCATGCGTGCGCCCGGTGTCGAAGCGGCTGCTGTCGGCCAGACCGTCCAGTATCCCATCGCACCCCCGCAGACCCTGACCGACATCGTTCCGAGCATGACTCCCCCGAGCGGCAACAACAACACGTTCGCCGTTGGCACCATGACCATTACCGATTCGAAGGCCGCGAAGTTCAACTTCACCGGCGAAGAACAGCGGTCGCTCAATGCGGGTTCGGGGCCGAACTACCAGTCGGCTCAGGCGATGATCATCGCGCAGGGTCTTCGTACCCTCACCAACGCGGTCGAGGGTACTCTTGCCACCGTCGCTCGTGGCGGCGCTTCGCGTGCTGTTGGCACCGCCGGCACCACTCCGTTCGGTACGACCGTTGATCACCTCAATGACATCGCTTTGGTTCGCAAGATCCTCGATGACAACGGTGCGCCGGCAAGCGGTCGGTCGCTCGTGCTCGACACCTCGGCAGGTGCGAACCTGCGTTCGGTGAAGAACCTGACTCGCGTGAGCGAAGCTGGTAACGAGATGACGCTGCGTCAGGGTGAACTGATGGAAATCTTCGGCCTGTCGGCCAAGGAAACCGGTCAGCCGCGCTCGCACGTCAAGGGCACTGCCGCCAGCGCGACCACCAACGCCGCCGGTTACGCGGTGGGTTCGACCACGATCACGCTTGCTTCGGCTGGCACCGGCACCATTCTGGTAAACGACTTCATCACCTTTGCTGGTGACACGAACCGTTACCGTGTGGTCACTGGTGATACCGATGTGTCGAATGGCGGCACCGTCGTCCTCGCGGCACCGGGTCTCCGTCAGGCGATCCCAGCAGCGGCCACTGCGATCACCCTGATTGCGAACCACGCTGTCTCCGGTGTGGCCTTCTCGCAAGACGCGATCCACCTTGCCGTTCGCCCGCCGGCACGTCCGACCACGGGCGATCTGGCGATTGACGTCATGCTGGTGACCGACCCGCGCAGCGGCCTGACCTTCGAGTTCGCCGTCTATCCGGGTTACCGCATGATGTACGGTGAAATCGGCCTCGCATGGGGTGCAGCCGCCACCAAGGTCGAGCACATCGCAATGCTGATCGGCTAATCGCCGCACAAGTTGCACCGAACCTCCCCGTCACTCGAAAGGGTGGCGGGGGGGTTTTTTATGTGGTAAGGTTTGCATCTCATCAACACGAGGACATCCCATGAAGCACATCATTGTCGTCGCTCTCGCCGCCACCGGCTACATGAGCGAAACCCTGCCCACCGTCCTGATCCAGACCCCCAACGGCCCGGTTCGCATCAACGAGTCGGACTTCGACCCCGAGACGATGAAACAGGTCGATGCAGTCGAGGCACCGGTGGAGCCTGAGCCGGTTGTGATCTCCGCTTTCGACCCCGAGACCGTGGCTGCACCTGAGCAGCTTCTGGTCATGAAGTCGGGCCGCAAGTTCTTCATCACGAACACGATGGGTGTGAAGCTGGATGGCGACGCAGCAGAGATTGTCGGGATCGACCCTGAAGGCTACACGACCGAAGCAGCGGCACAGGCGGCGCTCGCTGCACTCAACGCCTAGCATCTGGCAACGACGCATGATAGAAGGGCGGTGGGCGATCCTGCCGCCCTTTTACTATGGAGTGACGAGTGGATTATTACGGCACCTTCGCCGGGTTCGGCGCTTACCACATTGCGCGCGGTCGCGACGCCGACTTCACCAGCGACGAGGTGAACATCGCGCTTCTGGTCGCGTCGGAATGGCTCGACGGATCGTTCGGCTATCGCTGGCCGGGTTACAAGGTTGGTGATCGCGCGCAGCAGACCCGCGACTGGCCGCGCAGCTGGGTGCAGGATCGAGAGGGCTATCCTGTCGACGCGAACACCGTCCCACCCGAGATCGAGCAGGCAACCTACGAAGCGGCTTTGCGGCATCTGCTCGACCCGACCGTGCTTCAATCTGACTACACCCCGAACCGCTACAAGCGTGTGGCGATCGAGGGTTCGATGAGCGTTGAATACCTGTCGCTGAGCGCACAGGCGGTGCAGGTACAGTTCCCAGTCATCGGACAGATCCTAGCGCCGCTGCTCGAAGGCAACGGTGGCGTGTCGTCGCTCAGCAGCGGCATTGTACGGGCATGAAAAAACCCCCGCGCATCGACCGAAGTGAGCGCGGGGGCTATCAGCAGCAAGTTATGGGAGGGGGGTTACTTGCTACGGATGAGAAGGACGGTTGCACCTTCGAGCGGCGTGCCGGCGAACGCAGCGGCAGTGGCAGCATCGACGTCAGCAGCGTAAAACTCGCGCTCCTGCGTGGTGTTGACAGTCTGACCCGCTTCGTTCTTCAGTTCGCTGCGGTAGCGCTTGTTGGCGCTTGCCAGCGGGCCAGTCATCTCGCGCCGGGTCTTGTTGAGCACCGCGAAATACTGACCGACTTCAAGGGTGTCGAACGGATACTTGGCCTTGCCGCCGCCGGAACGAGTGGGCTTCGAGGGCAGGGTGATTTCGATGGTGCCAGCGGCGACAACAGGTTCTGCAGCAGCGGGCTTTGTCGAATTGGTGGTCTTGGTTTTGCTCGTCACGATGTTTGTCCTTTCATGGGGTGATTCGTTGTGACAAGATGTTTGATAGCATAACTTACAGGGTGGTCAAGTTCTGATGTCGATTTACGATGATTTGCGTCAAGTGTCGAACGATCTGCACGCTGAGTTCAAGCAGGGCACCATCAGCTACGTCTCGATGGTCGTCGGTGCTGGGGCACGACCTGATCTGCCTACGTCCGCTGCGAAAGGCATGGCTGTGCCGATCAATTCGGTGGCTCGACCAGTCTCGACCAAATACGTCGACAGCACCAATGTCGTGATGACCGACAAACAGGTGAGCATCCCTAACGACGGTATTTCACCTGTGCCGCAGTTGGGCCATTTCATTCGCATCGACGGTGTCGATCACAAGATCATCATGTCGATGGCGCGGCCTGCTGCGGGCGTCCCGATCAACTGGACGGTGATCGTGAGGAAGTGACGTGACTGAGAAGCAACTAAAGGAACTGCTTGAGAAATTCGCGCCGGTCGTGCGCGAAGCGATCCTTGCTGGGCTTCGTGAAATCCGTGACGATGCGGTGCTGTCCGAGATCATCCGCATGATCGAGCGCGGCGACGAGCAGGCTGTGCTGCGTGCTCTGGGTTACAATCCGGCTGTCTTCAGCGGCTACTATGTTGCAATGCTGCAGACGTTCGAGGGTGGTGGTCTGGCGTTAATCGCCGGTCTACCCAAGTATGCTACTGACCGCGACGGAGTGAAAACCGTGATGCGTTTCAATGTGCGAGATAGAGCGGCAGAAGACTGGTTGCGTGAGCGATCCAGCGGACTTGTATCTGAGATCGGTGAAGACATTCGACAGGCTGTGCGTGCGACATTGCAGCGCGGTCAGCGCGAGGGTCGCAATCCCCGCAATGTTGCGCTTGATCTGGTTGGTCGTGTGAACCGCGAGACTGGTCGTCGTGAAGGCGGAACGGTCGGTTTGACTGCGGGTCAGATTCAGTGGGCTGAGAGCGCGCGCCAGAAGCTGCTGACGCTGGACAGCGGATACTTCGATATGGGCTTGCGCGACAAGCGGTTCGATAACATTGTCCGAAAAGCCATCGAGAGCGACCGACCCTTGTCGCCTGATGTGGTTCAAAAGCTGGTTGGGCGATACGAAGACAACGCACTCAAACATCGCGGTGAGATGATCGGTCGTACTGAGGCATTGGCTGCACTTAATCGCAGCGAATACGAAGCGACACGACAGGCACTCGCTCAGTCTGATCTGCCGTTGGCTGCTGCACATAAGATATGGGACAGTGCGGGCGACAGTCGAGTTCGTGATTCGCACCGTGAGATGGACGGGCAGCGTGTTGCTATTGATGAACCGTTTGTGTCGCCTGTGACCGGTGCTCGCATGATGCACCCACACGATATGTCGCTAGGTGCGCCACCTGCTGAAACAATTGCATGTCGTTGTCGCATTCGCTACGACATTGACTTCGGGTATGGTGTCGAATGACGAAGCAAACTCTTAGCGCTGATATTGCCGACTTTGTGCAGAAGTCCGACGCACGGATGCTGGCGGTCGTGCGCAACAGTGTGCGCGATATGGTCGAAGACATGCAGGTTCCGACCGCCAAGGGTGGCCGGATGCGTGTCGACACAGGTTTCCTGCGCGCGACAGGGCGTGCGGCAATCGGCTCAATGCCGTCCGGCCCGAACCAGAAACCTGCAGGTGCTCAGACCGGGCAATACACCGGACACTTGGACACCTACGATGGCACAGCGCTAAATGCCGTTCTGTTGAACCTGAAGCTAGGCGACACGTTCTTCTGGGGCTGGACAGCTGCATACGCGCCGGTGCGCGAGATTTACGATGGGTTCATGGACATTCCGATCCAAAACTGGCAGAACTACGTCAACGTCAATTCCGAGCGCTACAGGGGCAAATGATGCAGAACGAATCTGAGATCATAGCAGCCCTGCAGCAAGCCGTGACAGCCGCCGTAGCGGACGGCAGCATACCGACTTTGCCGGTCAAGTACCTGATGGTCGGCACGTCAGGCGGTGCAGCCTTCACGCCACCCGCAGACCAGAAGTGGCTTGAGATCGTCTGGTTGCCGAACAACCGCAATAACGATTTCCTTGGGGGAGAGAAGAATCACCGAGGTATCTTACGGCTGGTGCTCCACTGGCCCAACGACGGCGGCGGGATCTACGCCCCGGTCGCGCTGCTGTCCTCGATCAGTGCATTTTTCTGGAAAGGTCGCCTCTTGTCAGGTGTGCAGATTTATGCGACACCCGACCCAACCGGCATCATCGAACTCGATAGTGAAGTGCTGCTTCCGGTTTCGATTTTATACCAGTCGTTCGTAAAGGGGCTTTAGCCATGAAATCCATCGTCCTCGCCGCGAAGACCGCACTGGTCGCTACCGGCTTTTTCAACACCAACGCGGGCAGCAAGCTGTATGTTTGCGCCACCCCACAACCGACTACTCTCAACACAGCTGCGTATGCTGCGTTGACGTGGGTGCTGGTTGGCGGTGTTGGCTCGATCGGTGAAACCGGCGACAACACCAACATGCTGTCCTATGACACGTGGGACGACGCCGTGGTGCAGAAGGCCAAGGGTCTGACCGATGCCGGTTCACCGGAAATCGAGGTTGCACGCGATTCCAGCGATGCGGGTCAGGACATTCTGCGCACTGCCGCGCAGACCAACCTGATCTACGCCTTCAAGATTGATGGGACGGATTTGCCGAACTCTCTGCCCACCAGCAAACCGACCATTCGCTACAATCGCGGTCTGGTTGCCGGCCCGCGCGAGCCGAACGGTCGGAACGAAGATTTCGATCTTGAAATTTTTACTCTCGGCCTCGTGCAGAAGCAGATCAAGGTTGATCCGGTGGTCGGCGTCTAACAGTCAGACTACTTACCACCTTGACAGTTTGAGGGTGTCGGCGCAGATGTGTCGGCACCCTTTTCTTTTGGAGTGAACACATGGAACTGACGAACCTGAAGCCTGCCGAACGCGTGATCGACGTGGTCAGCCCGTCCAGCGGTCTCCCCATTGGTCTGCGCGTCCGGGTCATGTCGCTTGAAGACGACCGGCTCAAGCGGATCAAGCGCCAGATCACCGACGAGAGCCTGAAGCTGCAGGCGCGCGGCAAGGGTTTCAAAGCCGATGAGATCGAGCGCAATGGTCGTATGCTCATGTTTGCCGGCACGCTTGGCTGGGACTGGTACAACCCCACCGGCGAAGAAGGCGACGAGGGTTACAACCCTGACGCGCTGCCGACTTTCAACGGCGAGCAGCCTACCTACAACGAGAAGAATTTCATCGCTCTCATCAGCGAGTTGACGTGGATTTCTGACCAGATTCAGGAAGCGATCGGGGAGACCAAAAGTTTTTTCGCACCCTAGAGGCTGATCTGGTTGAAGCTATCAGCACCTACGTCCGTTACGACACGCCGTGGCGCAAATTTGAAGTCGAAGGTGGCGGGCGTGAAATGCTCACGCGGCGCGAAGCTTACCCGCGATATGACCGCGACGTCCCAGACTTGGTGATTCCTGAAGGCGGTCATCATATCTGGGACTGGTATGCCCAAGTCAGCTTGCGCATCGGTCGTGTGCGGGACGGTATCTGCGATCCTATCCCACCGAGCGAATGGCTCGCATGGCAAACCCTGACAGGCGAGATCGTCCACCCGTGGGAGCATGGCATCCTCGCGGCGATGGACATTGCATTCTGCGCCGAAATGAATAAAGAATTGGAAGCCAAGCGCGCCGAGCACCACGACGAGATGCAACAGAAGGGTAAAGGTAAGAAATGACCGATATAGCCCGCCTTGGCTTCTCAGCTGACACGAAGGCACTCAAGAACGCACGCGCGGATCTCGAAGCGCTGGTGCCCGCTGCAAAGCGTGCCGAGCAGGCAACTGATCGGTTCAACAAAGCGGCTGTAGGTATCACCACAGGCAGCAAAGGCGCAGCGGCGGGCATCAAATCGTTTGAGGCCGCAGCAGCCGGCGCAGCGTCGAGCGGTGACAGGCTGAGTAAGGCTGCACTCGCGTCGGGTACTGCAATGGGTACAGTCCAGCGCGCTGCAGCCGGTGCGGCCAGACCGCTTAATCTGCTGGGTCAGTCCATGACGCGCGTCAGTGCGGCTTCTCAGATGGCAGACGCGCATATCGAGGCGTACAAGGCATCTCTGGCAGGCGTCCCAGCGGCAGCAAACGGTGCAGCCAGCAGCCTCAACCGTCTCGGCGCGGCGGCGAACGACAACATCAACCGCCTGCAGTCCACTCCCGGCAACATCGCCGCCCAGTTTCAGGACATCGGTGTGACCGCTGCGGGCGGCATGAGTCCGCTTCTGATCGCACTACAGCAGGGTACGCAGCTTTCTTCTGCAATGGCCGGCGGCATCGGTAACCTGTTCGCTGGCTTCCGGCAGTTGTTTAGCCTCACTACCATCCTCACAGTGGGTCTGGTCGGTCTGGTTGCTGCTGGTCTGCAGATGGTGGACTGGATGGCAGTGGGCGAAACCCTTGTCATGGGTCTGGCTGATGCGATGGAGCAGGGTGCTGTTGCTGCGACATATCTCGGTGTGGTGCTGGCGATCGCTTTCGGCCCGCGTCTGCTGACTATGGTCGCCACCAGCAGTGCTGCCATCGGTGTCGGGTTTGTTGGCGCAATAAAGAGTGCAGCAGCAGCTACACTTGCATTCGCTGTAGCCAATCCGTTCGGCCTTATCGTCCTCGCCATTGGTCTCGTGATAGGTGCAATGTGGTTGCTCAATGACACGTTCGGCGGTGTGTTCACCAACGTCCTAAAGAGCGTCAAGTATGTGGCGAACGCGATCATTCGTTTCTTTGCTACAGCTTTCAACGCTGTCTTGAAAGCCGGTGACACCGTAGTAAACGGTTTGATCAGCACATTTGAACGCTTCAGTGGTTTTCTCGGGTTTGATGTCAAAGTCGGGCGTGTAGACACGAGCGGTCTTCAGATCGACACTTCTGCTGGCCGAGACTTTGTCGGTGACATCGGCACCTTCGTCCAGAATGCCGCATCGCAGGGTGCTGGCATGTTACGCAACGCTTTTACTGGTGGTGCAGAGGAAGCTGCTGCAGGCGGTTCTGCTGGCGGTCGCACTCAGACATCTGAAGCAGAAAAGCAGGCCGAGGCTTACAGAGAACTCGTCGCCAAGGCGCGTGAGCGTGTTGCTGCACTAGCTGACGAAGCACACGCACTCGGTATGTCCGAGAATGCCGCACGTCTGTTCCGCAACGAGCAGGACTTGCTTCGTGACGCTATGAGTGCGGGTATCAAACTAACCACTGAGCAGCGTGAGCAAATTGCGCTTCTCGCACAAGGTATGAGCGATGCTGAAATCGGCGTAGAGATACGTCAGATAACCAATGCGTACAAAGAGCAAATGCGCGCGATTTCTGACCAAGCTGATCTTATTGGTTTGGTCGGTCTCGAACTCGAATACAATAGGGTGCGCCAAGAGTTGATGAACGACGCGATCAAGCGTGGTGTCATTGATATGGACAACATGACTGAGGCGATGCGTAAATATGTCGGCACGCTCGGTGACATGGCGATGACGATTGCGCGCGGCAACGTCGGCAACGCTGGTGCGAGTTTTATGGCTGATTTGACCGCAGACTTTGCGGTGCAGAATGATGCTCTTGAACGGCAACGCTATGAGTGGGCGCTGACCGGTGCGGCCCTGCAAGCGTATCGCATCGAGAGTCAGTTGCTCAACGATGCAATGCGACGCGGCATCGAACTGACACCCGAACAGATCACGTCCATTCGTTCGCAGGCTGCTGGATATGCGCAACTCAATGAGCAGGTGCAGCGCCATCAGGACTATGTCGATCATGCGCGCCAGTCGGTTCGCGGGTTCTTCGGTGACATGGTGTCTAATCTCCAACAAGGTCAGAGTGTGTGGCAGGCGTTCGGCAATGCTGTGATGAATGTCGTGAACCGCATCATCGACCGTCTGCTGGATCTCGGCACTGAAAGCATCTTGGGTACGCTCGGCAAGCTGATTGGTGGCGGCGGGTTGCTCAAGACCGGCGGTCTACTACCGTCCGTTGGCGGCGGCTTCGATGCAACGCTCGCCAAGGGTGGCGCGTTCACCAATGGTGTCTACAGCGACCCGACCGTGTTTAAGTTTGCCAACGGCGGCGCGTTTGGGGTGATGGGCGAGGCTGGCCCTGAAGCTGTCATGCCGCTCAAGCGCGGTTCTGACGGCTCTCTGGGCGTGCAGGTGCAGTCGATGGAGCCGCAGACCGTCGTGGTACGCATCGTGACCGAGGATGAGCGTTTCAACGCCTACGTGGATGGACGGGTTAATATGAAAGCACCCGATACCGCACGGGCAGGTGCTGTGGTATCGCAGCGTGAGAACGCCTTTGTCGCATCGAGAAGGCTGAGATAACCAATGATCGCCCTACCCACATCCCCGAAGCCTTATCGGATCGCTTATGAAGTGCTCGATTTCGGGTTTCTTCAGCGCGGTGCATCCAGCCTTCGCGTCCTAAGACCGGGCAGCAGGCACAGGGTCATGTTCACGTGGCAGACTGAGGAAATCACCCCTTCGGTTGCTGCAGAGTTCACTTCGCGCATCCAGCGATCTTTACGATCCAGCCTACGCGTGTTCCTGCCTTTGACACGCTCACAAGGCTCACCGGGATCTCCGGTGGTCAATGGTGCGGGCCAATCTGGCAGCAGCCTTTCCGTCCGTGGCTTTACACCGGCTTACACAGCTGAGCGTGGGTTCTGGTTTACATTGATCGAAGCCGATGGGACGCCTCATCTTCATTCGGTGTACGAGCCTGTGACCGCCAACGGTAGCGGATTTGCTACAATGCAGATCGAGCCGCCGTTGCGCGCACCGTTTGCGGATGGTTCTGTTGTGCAGATTGCTACCCCATACATAGAAGGTTTTGTGGTATCTGAAAACTTTAGTTGGTCGGTTGAAGAACGAATGAGAACACCGCTTTCAATCGCAGTGGAAGAATTTCGATGACTACTGTAGCGCTGACCGGTCTGCTCAAGATTGAACTGCCGGAAGATACAATACGTTTTTCAGACGGCGGTTTCATCAGTTATCTGGGTGAGACTTATCGCAGCAGCGATGCGACGTTCGGTACGATCGGCGGACTCCAAACAATGTCCGAAGGTGTGGGAGATGTTGTGCCTGCGGTAGTTGTAACCATACTGCCACCCACAACAGAAGGTGCTGCACTTCTATCTGCGCCCGGTAATCAGACTGCTCGCGCGAGGTTCATCGTTGTTGAGTATAATGTTGAGACAGGTAATGTGATCAGCGGCAACGTGGAATTTGACGGTCAGATTGATCAGAGCATTCTTCAAACCGGCTTCGATAAAAAAGAAGTTTCGTTGACTGTCGTAAGTCTTGCCGAGAAGCTGTTTGAACGCAACATCGGAAACACGATGAATCCCTCGTGGCACAAATATGTGCATCCCGGCGAGCGTGGGCACGACAACGCGACAGCCCTTGGTCGAACAATAGCTTGGGGTGTCGAACAACCACCCAGCGCATTTTTCAACTCTGGCGGTTCCGGCGGGGGTTTTGGCGGCGCTGATGGCGGTGGCGGCTTAGACTTTCCCAACGTAATGAGGTTCTGATGAGTAACCTGATCAAGAGACGTGACGCCACCCAGCAGACGCTCAGGCATTTCAATGGTGTAGATTTTGACTGGGACGGTGTCACTTGTGCGCATCTGGCACATTACCACCTGTCCCAGATGGGGCGGGAAGTACCGGACATTCCTGATTTCGACACCGCGCTCAGCGCGGCCCGTGCCCTGAAGCAAATGGGTTGGGATAGCGTCGAGGAAATGCTGGATTCGATGCTCGAACGGATCGCACCAGCTTACATGATTGTCGGTGATTTGGCGTTGATCAAAGGCGCGGGTGGTCTGGACGCAATTTTCATTTGCGCCGGCCCACTGAAAGTGTTTGGGTGGCGCGAAGACGCACCGGATCTAGTGCGGCTCGATGTCGACTTAGGTCAGCTACAGGGTGCGTGGAGAATTTAGATGGCGAAAGCAATTCGCACCATCGGGATGATCGCGGGGGCTGTGGCCCTTATTGCGACCGGCGTTGGTGCTGCCGCAGGGGCTGGCCTGCTTACTGCAGCGACAGCAGCGGGTGCGGCGTCTGCGGCGGCAATCGGTGCGACAGCAGCGACCATCGCTTCGATTGCTTCGGTGGTGGCAGGAGTTGCGTCGATTGGTGCTGCTGCTTTGACTAAACCCCCGCCCGCGCGAGGGTCGGTAGCGAGGACGGTAATTGATCAGAATCCACCAACCCCCTACGCAATGGGTGAGGGGTTGGTTGGCGGCGTGCTCCGCTACGACGTGGCCTATGGCGCAACGCTCAAGAAAGTACCCAATCCCTATCGCTTCATGCCGATTGTCTACTCCCTCGGGCCAGTCCAGAGCATTTCACCGCGTGTGGACTTTGCTACCGTCAGCAGCTGGTACAGTGGGTTCCTGTTTACCGACACCCAGTTGGGCACAGTTCCTGAATCGAACGCACTTGTACCACAATGGAGTGGTGCGCCGGGTTGGGGTAGCGATTACAAGCTGTCCGGGTTGGCCGCGATCGGTTGGTCTTTTCTGTTCGACAAAGACGGTAAGCGATTTGCCAACGGTATTCCGCAGATTGCTGCCTACGGTCAATGGACTAAGGTGTACGATCCGCGCAAAGACAGCACCTTCCCCGGTGGTAGCGGTTCGCACAGGCTGGGTAACGAGAGCACATACGAATACTCCGATGTCCCAGCGTTGCACGCGGGTATGTATGCCTATGGTCGTTTTCAGAACGGCAAACGTGTGTTCGGTATCGGTATGCCTGCTGACGGCATTGATTGGTCTGTCGTAGCAGCGTGGGCTAACGTATGTGAAGCTAACGACTGGTCTATTTTCGGTGTTATTTATGAACCCGGTGACCGATGGGCTAACCTGAAAGACATCTGTTTTGCTGGTGGCGGCGAACCCGTTCCCGGTGCGATTTTGACCTTCAAGTATGCTGCGCCGAAAGTTGCGTTGGATACTGTCACGGTTGATGATCTCATCATGGAAGATGAGATGTCAGTTGTTGCTATGCAGCCCTATCGTGATCGCATCAACACGGTCATACCGAAGTTCATCAGCGCTGACCAGAACTGGGAATTGATCGACGGAACACCTGTGGTCAACAGTGTGTTTTTAAGTGAAGACGGAGAAGAAAAGCGCGAAGTTTGGCCTTTCAACTTTGTGAAAAGCCCTACACAAGCGGCACAACTTGCTGCATATCGTCTGTTTGATACGCGTGAACTTGCACCGATCACTATCGTTTGTAAGCCTCGCTTGCGTCACTATCGCGCCGGTGAATGTCTGCATTTGGACATTCCTGAGTTGGGTCTGGACGTTGACGCGATTATTCTGAATCGCAGCATTGATCCTGCGACAATGAAGGTCACGCTTGAACTGATGGGTGAAACACCTGCCAAGCATGACTTCTGCTTGGATCGCACCGATACAGCACCACCAACACCTTCGATCTCTCAAACCAATCAAGAGCGCGACAATCTTGCGGCTCTGGCTGTCATTCCCAGTGCGATCGACGTTGAATACGAAGACGGTCAGAGCCTTGAGGACTTGCAGCCCGGTGAGGCTGGCTCAACCCGCAACGTCCCGCGCGGCACCTATGCGGCGGGCACGACCTATGTTCGCGGCGATAGCGTGCTGTTTTCGGGTTCGTCCTATCAGTTGATTGTGGCGAGCAGCACCGGCAATGCGCCGCCCGATGTGGCGCGGTGGGCCTTGCTGGCGAATGCTGGCAGCGGGCCTCCGGGCGCGGACGGGCTTCCCGGTTTGACCGTGATCGTAAGCAACGAAGCGCACGTTGTCGCCACGGCTGCGGATGGCAGCGGCGGTGTTTATACTGGCGCGGGCGGGCAAATGCGCATCTTGCGTGGAACGGATGTGCTGACCCCGACCTTTTCGATTGCGGCCAAGACGCCGAACACCAGCTGGATCAGCATTGACAGCAGCGGTAACTACACCGTCACCGATCCCGGCGTTGACCTTGCGACGGCGACCCTGCGGGCGGTGAATGTTGGCGTGAACTACGACCGCACTTACACGCTGGCGAAATCGAAAGCGGGCGCACCGGGCACACCGGGCACCAACGGCCTAACCAACGCGAGCGTGTTCATCTATCGCCGCTCGGCAACGACCCCTGCCCTGCCAACCACTACGTCGACCTACACCTTCGTGACGGGCAACATTACCGGCCTTGATAATGGTTGGACGCGCTCTGTCCCCAGCGGCACCTTACCACTTTATGTCGCGGTGGCGGTGGCAAGCAGTGGCGGGACGACCGACACGATAGGGGCGGGTGAATGGTCTTCGCCGGTCGTATTGGCGCAGGACGGGGCTGCGGGCCTGAATAGCGCATCGGTTTTCCTTTACCGGCGCTCAGCATCAGCCCCGCCAGTGCCCTCGGTGACATCGACCTATACTTTTGCAACTGGGGTTCTCACCGGGCAAAATAATTCGTGGCAGCAGTCCGTGCCTTCGGGGGCTGATCCAGTTTGGATCATCACAGCAAGCGCGGCAGCGACCAGCGCCACCGACACGATCGAGACGGGCGAATGGTCATCGCCTGCAATCCTAGCCGAGAATGGCGCGCAGGGGCCGGTCGGCCCGAGGCTGCAACTGACCGTTGACGCGCAGGCGTTCACCTTCACCGATGGCGCGGCGGCACCGAGTTCGCAGACCATCACGCTGACGGCACTGCTGAATAACCTGAGCGGCACGGCCACATGGTCAACCTCGCCTTCGGTGACGCTGGGCGGCTCGGGCAACACGCGCACGGTGACGGTCGCGGACTTCGGCGCGAACCGGCAGGTGACGGTTACGGCCACGCTGGACGGGATCACCGACAAGATCACGCTGGTGCGGGTGGATCGGGATGCTTTTGGGGGCAACGCAAACCGCGTGCCGTTCTCGCGGTTTGAAGGCGGGCGCGGTTGGGCTGCGGGTGGCGCACCATCGGGCGGTCAGCCGTTCCTCAGCACGTTTGAAGACCAAGCATACATCGTAGCGCAGCCGGTTTTCTCGGCGGTAGGTCAGGCGCACGTTCTCTACACAAACCCCGGCTTCCCTGTTGTACCCGGTGAGCGGTTGTCTGTGTCCGCGTTCGTGCAGGCATTTTCAATTAATCCCGACCCGCAGCCTGCAAGCTGGGTTTTCTATATCGAATACAGGGATGCGACCAACGGCAACCTCGGCCTGACCTTTATCGGCAGCGGTT